TCGGGCGTCGCCTCGTCTGTATGCCCTAGCACTACCCTAGCTATGTCCCCCCAAATACCCCCCAAATACCCCCCAAATACCCCCCAAATACCCCCGAATGTCCCCCGTAAAACGCCCGAAAGCCCCCTCGGATATGTTAGAACGCCGGGATCGTGCTAGTGCCGAGGATACCTGCACCCAGAACCCAGAACTGGCTGTATCCTCCAGCCGCAGGTGAAAGCTGCCACTCCACGACGTGGTTGGTGCCGCCCTCCGTTACGTTGTGGGAGACCGATTCGATGAAGAAATCCGAGCTGAACCCCAGCTGAGAGGCGTTCGTGCCTGTCACCGTGATCCGGTTGGACAAATCAAGGTTCAGGGCTGGCTCGATGTTTTCGTTAATCGCCGCTGAGAATCGCATGGTCAAGATTTCCACCGGGCTTTCGTAGACTGCCAGGTGGTAGTCGCACCAAGCCTGCGCCTCGGTGGTGTTGGGGAAGAACCTGCTCTCGGCTTCGTATTTCCGCTCCCCGTACTTGGTCTGGCTGGCAGTATCTATAGCCCTGACGACGACCGGGTTGTTCGTGGTCACAGCTGTGCCTCTGGCCTGAATCTTGGTCAGATAAACATCGACCCCGCTGGCCGAGTTGGTCAACTCGATTGTCATGCGCTCGGCTGATTTAGTGGCGGCGATAGTTATGTCAGAGGTCTTGTTCGTCCCAGACCCATCTTCTGCAGTGTTGGCTAGGATGTCCGTGGTAGCAGCTGGGGTCGTCCAGGCGTTGACCTCGACGGCGTTGTTCGTGCTGCCTGGGTTGGGGTAGAACGCCTCGAATATCTTGGTCTGACCTGGTGCCAGGGTAGGGGAGTCCGACCCGGTCTCAGGGTGGAGCCAGAGCGCCGACACGGCCGCCACCGCATACGTGGTTACCTGGGCTGAAATGTGGTTGGCAATCGTGGAAAGCGGGTCTTCTTGATCAAGTGACATGTAGGGGTTCGTCGCCCCTGATGCGTCGCTGAACGTGACCTGGGAAGTGGTAGACGTAGACTCGGTCAGGCGGTGATACCTGTTCTGGAATACGATCTTGCCCTCTTTGCCTTCCGAGACGAATCCTGCCTCAACCTCTTCAACCGTTCTGAGGGCTTCGATTACGGACAACCCGGACACCCAGAAGCGGGGGATCGTGGTTGCCCCAGTGTCCAGGGTCCTATCAGCTGCGGGCCATCCTACGCCGTCGAGGATTGACCCGACGGCTGTGTTGGTTGTGATGTCAGTCTCGGTTGCCAGCTGGAGGGCAAACTGGTTGAGGAATCCCAGGGAGCCGAACGCCACGATCTCGCAGGTCTTGACGGCATCTCCCGATGGACTGGGAGTGATCCGCTCGATGCGCCCGGTCCACCTGGGCGTCTCCTCGAAATAGATAGGGAACTCGTACGGGAAACTGCCCTCACCGGCCTGTATCTGGATCGCCCTGCCTGGGACAAGGTTGGGGAACAGAACTGACGAGGTGTTGGACGGGCTATATTTCCCGTCGTTGTTGAGCAACCGGAACGTGGCCTGCCCTGCAATGGAGTTGCCGGTCAGCTGACTGGCGTAGTCTCTCCCCCTACTCCAGGACATCGAGAGGGTGTCACCAGTGATGTCGTCATAGGTGTCGTCATAATCACCATCGGCGTTCCAGTCAGCCACAACACGGTAGACTCCGACAATTCCCGGTCCCGCCATCTACCCCTCCGAGACCACAGCATCGGCCAGGACGTCAGTTTCAACTGATCTGTTGCCGTTCCAGCGTTCTTTCTCGGCCTGCAACTCCACGACCTGTCGCTCGGCGATAATCCTCCGAAGCTGTTCAGCCGCCATTGGATTCTCCGCTAACAACATCTGAAGGTCTGCGTCTGTAATCTGTGGGTTTTGCTGGGTCATTATTTACTCCGATTCTGGTGTTGGGTCTGAGCCGTCCCAATCGGTGAGGTCTACGCCAACGGAAGTCGCCAGTGTCCTCACCTCTGTCATTTTAGCGGTGACCACGGAGGACTTCCATTCTTCCTTGTTCGTCCTGTATGCGTTCAAGCCATTGATTGACCCGTTCACATCCGACCTCTTGGTTGATAAGAGCGCCAGTGCTTCGTCGTTAGTTATGGCCATTCCTGACCTCCTGTGATAATTCCTGAATCGCTTTCACCAGTGTCGGAACCAGGTTTTGATAGGAGACTATCCACATTCCATGCTCCTCGCAATCTTGTCCTGCGAGACACTCAGAACAGTCCCGTCCGCCGCCCTGGTCATTGATAATCCACGGGGCAATCTTAACCGTCTCTTGGGCAAGCATGCCAGTATAGCGACCTCGGTAGTTCTTGCCATACTCAACGGTATCGGTAGGATCATCCCATTCAAAATCCACCACGTTAAACCTGTTCACCAGGTCCAGAGCGTTGGCCTGTGTGGGCCGAATAGCTGTCTTCAGCCTTTCGTCTGATGAGGTCGTGATGGTTTCGTTCCCGATATACATCGTAGTTGACCCTGCCCCGTTGGTTTCATTGTCAAAAGCATTGACATCGGCGTCCGCTCCGATGCGTATGGCCTGTCGGGAGTAGCTGGCGATAGCTCCGAAACTCACCGATAAATTATTGCCAGAAGAATACATAGTGAGATACGGCTCGCCTGAATATTGCCCTATGATTGTCCTGCCATTAGGATAGTTGACGTTAGAGATGATCATACCCGTGGTGAGATCCGTCCCAGGGGCGTAGGTGGGAATAACCATTCTCAATCCGTTGGAATCCCAATCGTTGCCCGAATAGCCGACGTTGGTGATGCCGCTCTGGCTGTTAAGGTCGATTGACCCCGTTGACACTTTCACCGTGCCATCAGCGGCGATACGCATGGTTTCCTGCGCCGCCGTTGTGCCGCCCCCAGGTTGTTGCTTCCAAACAAATGCCGCTCCAATACCACCCGGGTTGCCGCCTGAGCCACCCACTGGGGTAGCATCATCCACTTCTACATGGAATTGTGCCGCCCTGGTATTGTAAGTAACACCATCATCGCCGTGAAAATCAAACTCCCCAAGAATGTCGTCATCCTCGACAATGGCGAACGAGCCTATAGGGGCACGGCTTTTGAGAAATCTTATACGTGGCGCACCTCCACCATCATCGAATCTCCCGATTAGTATCCCGCTATCCGCAGTTGTAGTGCCAAGGATTTGCGTTTTAAAAACCTGTGAATCTGAAGTAACCTGAGCCGAGTGCCCGACGACCATGCCGATAGTGTTGGCAAGGAATAAATTGGAGCCGTCGAATGTCAGGTTGGCTTCAGCCACAATAGCGCTTGCGCCGTTGCCCGTCAGAACACTATTAGAGGCCAGCGTCGAGACTCCAGTTCCACCGTAGGCCACTCCCACGTCAGTCCCCTGCCAGACTCCCGTCGCTATCGTTCCAACGCTTGTTAGGCTCGATGCCGTCACCCCAGAGGCCAGGGTTGAGCCAGTAAGGGAACCTGCGGCAGCTGCTGCCGGGGCTGCCCAGGATGGAACCCCGGCGGCGAGAGTCAGGACGTTCGTGTTGCTGCCAATTCCCAGCCGTCTCAGCTGAGAAGCGGATGACGCATAGATGATGTCCCCGGTGGCCTGGGAGTCGAGAACGTGTGTCCCTATCGCCTCCCACTCAGCCTGCGACAGGGATGTTCCGACGGACCCATGCTTGAACTCGTTTGCCATGTACTACCCTCTCGCTGGGGATAGGATGCCCTGGAACCCACCACGGCGCACGCCGTCACGGATCGCCTGAGCCACCTTCTTTTCGAAGTCGTCGAACCCGTAGGTCGGGCCAGAGATATTCACGATCACGGTTGTACCGGCACCCCCGCCCCTGCCAAGCGGGACGACCGCTTCTGGGCCAGCTTCACCGATCATGGCAAGGGTTGGCTGGGTTACGATCCCGCCAGCCGCCAGGGCCGGAATGGAGGGTATCGTGGGCAGACCCGCAAACGGGGCGAAATTAAATCCGGGGATAGTAACGGCTAATTTCCCTACGCCGATTTTCTGTTCGGGCCAGCCGACTTCAACCTTCTTCATGGCCTGAAATAGAGAATTTACTGCGCCGATTACAGTATTGACGACGCCGATAATCGGGTTCGCAATTGCCTTGACCACGTCCTTCATTCCGTTCCAGATTGTCTTCCAATTATCTCGCAAGAAAAACAACGCCTTGAGCAGCGCACCACCCGGCAGGAGCCAGCCCAATTTACTATCAAATAATGATTTAACTTTATCGACAACCGTCCTGAAGGCGTCCTTGACCTTGTCCCATATTTCCTTCCAATTGTCCTTGATCAGTTTGATGGCCTTGAAGAAAACGCCACCAGGCAACAGCCAACCCCACTTGCTTTGGAACAGGTCGAGGATTACCCCGGACACCCTGGCAAACGTGTCCTTGACCTTTTCAATCGTGTCCTTGAAGAACGCCACGATCTTGTCCCAGTTCTTCCAGATTAAAATCCCGGCTGCTACCGCCGCTGCGATTCCAAGGACGATCAACGTGATCGGTCCCATGCTCAACGACAACCCTGCCATGACGCCACTGAGCGCCCCGATGGCCGGGATCATCATGCCGATGGCGATGAGGAGCGGCCCCATAACCGCAGCCATTATTCCCACCACCACGACGATAGCCTTGACCGGTCCAGGCATGGAGCTGAACTTCTGAAGGATGGGGGTGATCTTGTCGATCAACGCCGTGAAGATCGGGAGAATATCCTCAGAGATCGAGATCATCAATCCCTCGAAAGCCGATTTCATTTCAACGACTGCCCCGGACATGCCCTCCATCTGCACGCTGGCGATGCTCTCAGCCGTGCCACCGCTGTCCTTGAGGGACTGGGTCATATCATCCAGGGCGCCGCTACCCTGAGACACCAGGGCCATCATCGCAGGGCCAGCACGTTGACCAAATATGGTCATGGCGTCACCTGTAGAGATGTTCGCATCCTCCAGCTGCTGGGTGATCTCAGTGAAGCTCTTCAGATTGCCCTCGGAGTCGAGGACGTTCAACCCCAGTTTCTTCATGGTCTCAGCAGCGTCGTCGGACGGCTTGAGCAGCCGTGTCATAGCCCCACGCAGGGAGGTTCCAGCCATCGATCCCTGGATGCCAGCGTTGCCCATCAAGGCGATGGCCGCTGCGGTGTTCTCAAAGTCCATCCCCGCACTCGATGCCACCGGGCCGACGTACTTCATGGCCTCGCCCAGCTGAGTCAGGTCTACGTTTGCACTGGTCATCGCCTTGACCAGCACGTCATTAACCTGCCCCAACTCGGAGACATCCTTGCCAAAGCCGGTCAGGATGTTCGACGTTATGTCGGCAGCTTCACCGAGGTCCATCTGGGCAGCTGCTGCAAGGTTCAACACCCCAGGCATCGCACCGAGGATGTCGTTGGATTTGAACCCCGCCATCGCCAGGAATCCCATCGCATCAGATGCTTGGGTTGCGCTGAACGCCGTGGACGATCCAAGGTCTTTTGCTTGCTGGGTGAGGGCGTCGAAATCCCCCCCGGTGGTGCCGGTCAGGGCTTTGACCCGGTTCATGCCTTTTTCGAAGTTGGCACCGGTCATAATCGCACTGAGACCGATGCCTGCAATCGGGGCAGTAATCCCCATGCTCATCTTCGAGCCGATGCCCTTCATTTTAGCACCGGTGTCCTTCAATTTCTCCTGGGCAGACGAAAGCCCGGACTCCAAGTCAGCGGCGTCAGCCTTTAGTTTTACGACCAGGTCGCCCACGCTCGCCATTATCTACCCTTGCCCGCTGCTTTGATCTTCGCAGACTCTTTTTTGTTCCTGTCATTCTCGGCCATCGCCGCAAGCTCCACGATTGGCAAAATGCCGACAGGCTCACTCAGGATTCGGCTGGGTGGGCAGCCGTACCGTTTCGCAAGCCCGTCGACAGTGATGGCTATTTCAAGCTCCAGGGGAGCCGTGATCAGGTTCCCGTCTCGATCAGTTCCCCCACCGACTGCGAGATACCGTTCTGTGAGTCCCCTGGTGCTTTTTTTGCCGTACCTACCTGTTCAGTCCATCCCTCCAGGATTGCCATTGCCAGGGACATGGGGAGTGACAGCATCCCGGCGCCATCAGCTGGCACCTGCCCATCGTCGTCCTCTAAATCCCAGGACAGCAGGATTTTCTGTCCGAACAGAACGAACGCATCCCGCATCTGCATGGCGTCTCCAGATGAGAGCCATATCTGGAGGTCGAAGAACGTGGACAACGGAACGTCCGCATTAACCCTGACCTCCAAACCGTCAAGGCTCGGCTTAGAGCTGAAGTCCAACTGTTCCTCAGTTGCGCCCAGTTTATAGGGCATATCGCTCCCCCCTTACGATGCGGTGCCCCAAGTGGGTGTCGTGCCGGACTGGAGGCTGAGACCAGCCGTCCACGTCAAGGCTCCGTCGTCGCCCCGCTCTAGGTTGTACTCGGTCACCAACATCTCAGCTTCCAACTCAGGGTAGCCCGTGGTGTCTCCCCCGATTGCTATGGTCACAGTCCTGGCCCCGGTGCGGGTTTTGAACACGTCATGGCTCTTGTTGGAGGCTTTGTCGAATACCCCGGAAATGCTCAGCGTGTAGTCGTTGAGACCCACGATCCTCTCGACTGCACTCTTATCCACGCCGGTGACCTCAAACATGTTTTGCGGTACGTTGATCGAGTAACTCGTAATATCGTTGGAGATGTCCCGTACCGTCCCCCCGCTGTCGTCCACTGCAACATAGTCACCTAAGCCTGTCTGCTTTGCCATCTGGTCCTCCTATGACCTTGCGAATCCCACTGCTATTGCTGCGTTGCTAAACGTGCCTGTCGTGGTCACTTTCAAATACTGTTGGACAGTGCCGGTCATCACCAACCTCTCCGATGTCGGAGCGGCGGCAGCTGCGACAGTTGAGAATGTGACCAGGTCCGTGTAAGAGCCGCCGCTGGTCGCACATTCCTGTATCTTCGTCACAACGCTCCCAGAGGCAAGGCTAAACACCTGGAGGAACCCCGTACCCCCATTAGACGATGCCGCACCACTGTCAACAACCGTGCCAGAACCCGCCGATGCATGAGTGTCATCGTGGGCTGTCATCATCTCGCCAAACTCTGGGCCAAACCCGTTGGAAGCAAACGAACTGTAGACCGTGACCGGCCCTGTATCGCTCCGGTCTGTGTTGTATTCGGCCTCCTTGGCAACAAGGCCATAACAGGGGTCACCAGCTGCGGAACTGAGCGGCACCAGCACGTTGACATCAGCTGTCGGAATCTTGCCTGAGTTCCCACTCAGCACGGCGTGAATCTTGCCCGACGCATTGTCGAAGAACCCGTTGACGGTGAGCGTCCCATCGACCTTGCCCAGCAGCCGAGCGGTTGCGCTGGAGTCCAGGGTGGTCACCTCGTACAGTTCATTGCTATAGCCCACCGCTCCGAGGCTGTTAGCGTCACCAGAGAGGTCATACCCCGAGACGTACAACCTGACGTTCAATCCTGATTCTTTTGCCATTGGCTGCTCCTATGGGGCGATGGTTACGTCTTCCAGCATGTCGACCTCATATGGGACCGTCAGGGTGCGAAAGACGTTGCCCCCCATGTTGATATACCCCGCCGACCCATCCCCCAGGCGTGAGTCCGACACGTTATCGCCCAGGTTGGCGTCCCCCATCAGGGCAGCGTCAATCTCGTACATCGTGTCCCACAACTCAAGCTCTACCGACTCCCTGACATCAGGGGAGGTCTGGACTCTGAAATAAGCCCGGATTGAGAACGTGGTCGTCGATCCTGCATTGGTGAGAGTCACAGCCTTGGGGCTGCGCCCCTCGATCCAGTAAGCCAGCAGCGGTGTCCCTGAGATCGCCAGGGGTTCCCCTCTCAACACCGCCACGAAAGCGGGGCTTGAAATCGTGGACAGCAACGTGTCGATCTGGGCTATCGCCCCCGATCTGCTCATTCAAAGACCTTCATCAACCGTGGCCCCACGTATTTCTTCCAGAGGTTAGGCTTGCTCGCCAGCCGTTCATACGCCCTGGCGAACATCTTGTAACCCTTGAAGCTGCTGGTCTTGTTCCTGCTGCCAACTCCCTCGATCCAGTATGAGTAAATCAGGTTCTTGCCGTACCGATTCTGACCGGCATCGAACTGAGCCGTGAGCGGTCCAACCTTGGCAGCGCCGATATGTTTGAACAGGTGTCCGATGACAAAGCCATGACCGGGGTAGAGCTGCTTCTGAACCACCACCTGGCCCTCAATCGTGGCAAGCTCCAACAACCCTGCCATCGTGGCTTTCTCAGCCTGCCCTGCCAGAGCAGGGGACAACCCTGGGTTCTTGATTTTGCCGTGGAGCGATACCTCCACCTCCAACATCCCAGGCATTAGAACATCACCCCGTTGCTCGTAGAAGCCACCCGGTAGGGGTTGAGGGTGTTCAGAATCTGCGCCAACTCTCGGCTGCTCCTGGTGATGTCCATGCCTTCCCCTCCGATGGCATCGACCCGTCCAAGGTCTCGGTCTCGGAACACGATCTTGGCTAGGTCTTTGCACGCCTGGGCGATCAGGGGTTCATAGTCGTACCGGTAGACAGTCGCTCCACCGCTATGCGTTGCCCCTGTCGTGCCATTACAGGCACGCTCTGCCGTGAGGGTATTGCCTGAAATCGCCGTGATGTACATCTGCTCGGCATCGACCAGGATCGTCATTGCCGCACTCAGATCGGTGGCAGATGTTACCGACACGGACGTGGCGGTTGTTGACGTGATAGCGTCTGAGGTCGTGACGCTGATCGTGTCAGCGGTGTACCCCCATTGACCGTTGATCAGCAAGGTCTGTTGCCCAGCTGACAGGGTGTTGGACGTGTCCTCGTTCATCTGGAAGATTGTCTTGGGGGCGGAGTTGTACGGGAGCAGCCAATAGTCGGCCCCATAACCCTCTGAGAGCGTCGTATTGTCGGTTCTGGCAGTTTGCCCATAGGCGGTGACCGTTGTGGCGCTTATAAGCCAGCCATCCAATGGGATCACGTTCACCAGCGTTTCGGCATTACCGATCTCTCCAGCTGGTGTGCCATAGACCGAATACTGATACGTGTGCCGCAGGTTGCCCCTCCCGATGTCGTAGTATCGGGATTCTGTGAGCGGCCCAAAAGCCCCACCACCGCAATAGTCGTCTATGCGCCGTGACTCAGCCTCAAGGATCAACCGCAAGGACGCCCCATCAGAGGTCCAGCCTGATGAGTAGCTAGTACCCGACAGGTAATCTCTCAGGTCGTCCGTGCTGGTGTAGGTGTGGCGGGTTGCCACTATTTGTTCTCCTCAGTCTTGGACCGCTTGTTTGCCTTTGCCTTGGAGACCTTGAAGTAATCCGGGTATCGCTCCAGGGTGGCAGCCGGGACGTCATAGGTCTGCCCCAGCTGATAAACCTCCCCGGTGGCACTGAACGTCACATTGACCAAGCTCTTTGCTCTCGCCATAAAATCCTCCCAGCCTGGGGGGTGGGGCCGAAGCCCCACCCCCTGCTTGCTCTACTATGCCGCTCTTGGAATCTTGAAGGCCGAGCTGAGACCGACCTGGCCGTCACCCCGCCTGCTGGCGAAGAAACCGACCTGGTCATTTTCCATGTAGAGGCTGTCATTCCGACGGATCGTGAAACCGATCCTGTCGAAAATGTAGTACTGCCTCATGTCGCCGAAGATGGCGATCTTCTCGGTGCTGGTGATCGTTGCACCCAACCCGCTTGTGACATCGGTGTCCACCACTGGGCGGCCAAGGATGAACGCACTAGGCGCAGTGTCAATGCGAGGGATTCCAGTCACCCCGGCGCCCGTCACCTGAATCTGGTTGATGAGCGAGTTGATCGCTGATTTCATCACCCAGGTGGCGTTCGCTCTGAACTGGGCTTCCAGCAGGTAGTACGTGCCGATCAGGTCGGCCGTCACCACGGCGGATGACCCTGCCATAGTGTAGAACGCAACGGCAGCGTCGCTCATTATCCCACCGTACTGGGTGGAGTCGTTGCCGCTGATGATCCCCACGTCTTCAAACCGCCCAGCACTTTCCATGAAAATCTGGCTGAGCAGGGAGGGGAGGTTGACCGCACTGTCGTCCAGGAGTTCCCTGGTGACCTTGACCAAGCCACCGGACTTCTCCAGGCTGAACGAAACCTGCCCGACGGTGGGCGTCTGGTCGGAGTACGACGCCTCTTCTGCTATCGCTGCCCAGGTGGCCGACCCAAGGGTGGGGACGTAGCCGTCCTTGGAAGACACCCTGATCACCGTGCAGAGCGGGCGCAGCTGAGAACCTGGAACTCCGGGATCGTGAATCGTCTGATTTATGAACTCTTCTGGAACGAAGAAGCCCCCTTCGGCGTCCGTGTCCTCTTGCATGGCCTTCACCTCATCAGGTGTGGCCGTCTTCCAAAACATGTCATCGCTGGAGGAGCGGAGCCATTTCACAAACGTGTCCGTCTGAAACTGAGCTTCTTCCTTCTGCGTGTGGCCCATCTTTTCCTGGACCCAGACCGGCTGCGACATCGCCGGGAGACCCTTCACCCAGCTGGCAGGCTTGTAGGACGCCTTGTTCTGTGCGCCCTGATCGTCGGGGTCGTAGACCGCAACATCCTTGGACGCTATCGGGACGGTATTGGCTGGCGTGCTGAACTCACCCTTGAGCTTCTTCAGCTGGGACGCCGCCTGATCGATGGAGTCAGCCTTGGTCATCTGACCCTGGGCGTCCTCCACCATCCGCTCGAACTGCTCGATCTCGCCGTCCGCAAGCGCCGTCTCTGCTTGAGTAAGCAGCGCCCCGGCCTCTTCTCTAATCTTCCCAGTATTCACGATTTAAACTCCTTCTTGGCTTGCGCCAGTTTTAGTTTTAACTGCGTCAGTTTTAACCTGGCAACCCCGTAGTCATGCTTGACCACGTTGTCCGTGCCAGGGGCGGCATCCTGGGCCGTGCCTGGGGCAGACTGGGCTTTGTCTAGCTCGGCGGGTTCAAGGTCGGCATCCTCGGGGATGTCGGCCCCACCCATGGCTGAGGGGGCGCCACTGGTCGAGGTATCGTGACCAGGGATGGCATCCTTCTCAGCTGCTTTCGCACTGATGGTCTGGGTGTAGGGGGATGCGCCCCGAATGACCGTGCTGGCCTCAACCCAGTCGAGGTCTTCAATCACACGGACTGACATGCCGTCGATGGTCTCGATCTTGGAACCGTTGGGCCGCATGTTGAAGCCCACGCTCCACTCCCTGACGAAATCCCCGGCCACGTTACTGAACGCCTCACGCCCTGCCTGGGTCTCCATGTTCATCTGCATCGTGGCGTGGAGCCGGTGGATCCGGGAGCCGTCGGCACCTGCCACAGCTCGAGCCGTCAGGACTTTCCCGACGACCTCGCTCTGATCGTGAGAGGCCAGGACCGGGATGGGCAACGACCCCAGCGAATTGTCGAACGCCGCCTTGGATATGATGTCCCCATCCGAGTCGATCACCTCCATCGTGTTTACGTATGCCTCGATGATGCCTGCCTTGGCGTCGAGGATCTTGGTGGCGCTGCCGTGACTAATCTTGGTTTCCATCGCTGTTTCCATCGCTACCCCCTGTAGTTGCTAGGCATCGGCATCCACGACAGGGTGCCGTTCGGGTGATCCATGATGTTCTCAGCATCCTCGGTGCGATACACCGTGCCGTTCCGCTGGGCGCAGGTGTAGCCATAGGGGTCTTCAGGCGGGACGGAGGTGTCACCCCTGTCGCCGTCAATGTCCACAGCTGAGACGAAGTTGAAACCCTGGTCTCTATAGAGCCGGGTCGAGGTCATGTTTTGCGAGCGCATGACCTCGGTTCTGGCAATCAGCTTTGCTCTAACCTTGGTTTCTGACATCAGGGACCGGACCCCTGGGAAATTCTCCTTCGGAACACCCCTCGCCAGCTGCTCAACCGTGTAGCCTCGAGTCATGGCGGTCTCGATGGCTTTCTGGAGGTATTTCTTGGTGGTGGAATGGATCATGTTTGCCCGCCCGTTCACCGTGGTCAGGATGCCCGTCACAACTGGGGAGTCGTCCGCCCATTGCACGGCTCCCACAACCCCAGAGTCGTCTATGACCTGGTAGGTTCCCCGTGTCACTCTCATGTAGCTGTTCCGCAGGATGTCAGCCAGCTCGTTCGTTGCTCCCGGTGGGAGAAACTCGTCGGCGCTCCCAGGAAGATCCTTGACCTCTTCCGCTCCCTGGGATCGCTCCATCAACCGGCCAAGGATTCCGCTGACCCTGTCTCTGAGTCTGCGATAGTGCCTGTCCAGCTGGGGTTCCAGTACCAGCACCTCGGCCTCTCTGGTTTCCAGCAACTGGTCATTCATCCGCATAGCACGGTCTGAGGGCTGGGGGGCTTTTAACTCCTTCGCATCCTGGGCAGCTGGCAAGCTCATGTCGGGCTTGTTATCAGTTCCAAAGGACACCCCGGCGGCGATGAACGCCTCGCCGCTGTCGACGGCTGGCTGCCCGACATATCCCCTCGCCTCGTTCAGCGTGATGACACCGGCCTGGTAGAGCATTGAGATTCGGGTGGCCTGTTCGTTGCTGTCGTCCAACGGACTCAGCACCGCACTGAAGTCGACAGCCAGGGCGTAATCAGAGCCGAACTCTGGGGCCATCGCATTGTTGAGGAAGCGGATGATCCTCGAGATGAGTGGTTCGACGGTCTCGCTATGGAAAGACAGCCGAGCCTCTTTGTAATTTGAATATGTAGAACGTGCCAACCCCACGTTGGCGCTGATTATGATCGGCGGGACGCCGAAGACCGAGCAGATTCTCGTCTCAGTCAGGTAGTGCAGGCCCGTCAAGTCCATGTCTTTCGGAGCTGATGCCATTGCCTGATACTCGGCGTCTTCGTCCAGGATCGCCACCCGGTGCATGTTATTTGTGCCGCCGAAAGTCGACCGCCACCTGGACCGGATCACCCCGGCCTCTTCAGCTGAGTTGATCCTCTTTTTGACCTTCAATAGTCCTGACGGAACACCGGCATTCTGGAAGTAGACCTTGGCAAAGTCAGTCATCGCCAAGTCGAGGTTGACGATCCGTGACAGCACCGACAGGGGGGACAGGCCGTATACGTCCCCGCTGGGGTTGGGGAACGCCATATGGGCGATGTTCTCGGTTGGTATCTCGTAGTCACGCCCGTCGATGGTGTAGCGGTAGGTGTGGCGCTGCATGTCCCCCGGCTTGATTGAGATGCGATCAGGGCGCAGCAGCCAGAGGTTGATGACCCTGTTAGACCGGTCTCGCTCCTTGAGGACGTAGACGTTGCCGGAGACGTAGAGGTGAGTAACGAACTTCTCGGTCCAGCTGTACATGTCGTCCTGGCTGTTGGGACGAGCGAAGAGCTGGCCGAGCGGAGTGGTGGCCGGGTCAGCCTCATTGAGACCGTTGGCCTTGTTACGCTGGACGTAATAGCGGGGCGAGGCAGCGGCGGTGGCTAACTCTCGGATACAGGCATGGACGATCTCATTCTTGCCATACCCTTCAGAGGCAAAATTCTCGTAGTTGGCTGTGGGGTATTGTGCGCCAGAGACATCAGGGACGAGCGGGATAGTAGCAGAAACTGTCTCAGTTTCTTGCTTGGCAAACCTGTCCCAAAACGCCAATAGTGGCCTCCTCCGACTTCGGGCTTGCAAAGCCTCGGACACTGTGTCGGATCAGGCCACTGATATGGACGATATCACGCCCGGTCATATTGCGTCAATCTGCTGTACGAAATGACACCCGCACCTGCAATCGCCACCACGACAGTCAGTCAGCCTCGTTGCGGGTCTTGCAGCGGGAGCAGACGATCACCGTGCCAGGAGTAGCCTTCTCTGCCAGCAGCTTCCCGCAAGCCTCGCAGCGCAGCTCCTTGGTCACCATACCCCCACCCCCACTGTGTCATGGCTGCCGTAGACCGCCATTGCCAGGGCGTCAGCCTCATCTGGGGATCGGCTCATCTTGCTCTTCGACTCGAGCTGAAGCCGCTTGTCGGACTGGATCACGTATCGCCTGCTGGTTAGCTGGCCGATCAGATTGTCATCATTCGGCAGCTTCCCGCCGTCCATCACCCACTCCCGCACCAGCCACCAGGACTCGGTCACCCGATTGGCGAACCTGTCGGAAGCCCTCGCCTTCTCCCCACCCTTGAAGGCTACCAGGGCAGTGTCACCGATCCCCACCTCTCGGAGCCTGTCGGTCACTCCACCGCCGAGGCCGGTGTCGTCGATCACCAGGGTGTCGACCTGGTGGTCCTCGCAGTACCTCCCCAGCCACCCAGCTATCGCCATCAAGTCCTGCCCCTGGATCTTCAGGATTACCTCCGCCACGTCGCCTTGCTTTCTAACCATGACTGTCTGGTCCCGTCCGAACCGGGCCACGTCGCAGCTGACCACCACCTCACCTTCCGGCTTAACTTCTCGAGCCACTGACTCTTGAGCCAGCCAGAGCGGGAGGAGTGAGTCCTCCAGCTCTCCTGGGAACTCCCCCAGGACGGCGCCCTTGTACATGGGTGACTCTTCACCCCACTCCATTGCCCGATCCTTCACGTCCTCCAGGGTGACCATCCCTGGCACCACAACATGACCGGCCTCGAGGTTAGGAGTATCGAAAGCCGAGATGTTGAAGGTCCGCCAGCTGCCACGGTTCATGTGATGCGAGGCGTAGAACGGGCCAGTGGTGGCAAACGGGTTGCCGACGAGGATGAGGGTCTGAGGGTTCAGCCGGTAAAGTGCGCTGATGGAATCCTCGTCCATAGCGTGAGCTTCTGTGACGAGGACCATGAGGTGGGGAGAATGGAAGCCCTGAAGGTTCCAGGGCCGGTCAGTCGAGAAGCCCACGATAAACGTGGTCTCGTCCAGCTCCCAGCGTGGAGATTCAAAGAGGCGCCCGCCGAGCGGGATAGCAGCTGTCCTGTAGGCAGCTCGGAGTTCATTGAACACCACGTCGTCAACCTGTCGGTAGGTCGGCCCAGTCACCACGACCTTGGCAGGGTAGTGAGCTGTGACCCACCACAATGCCAACCTCGCAGCCAGCCAGTCCTTGCCGGAGCCATTGCAGCCCACGACAGAGATGCGCCTCGAGACTCGAGCCGCTTCTGCGATCTCAATCTGTTTGCTGTATGGCCTAGCCCCCAGCGCCCCCTTCAGGTAGAGCGTCGGGCTGGCTGCCATTGACTGAGCCAGTTGGACCAGTTCCGTATTGACCGTTGCCATTTGCTATTGCCCTCGCCAGTTCCATCAAGCCGAGGCTCTCACCGACCTGGACGTTCTGGGTCATGGAGATCAACGGCCGATCGGGGATGATGCCGTTGATCTGATCGATCCTTGCCATTATCGCCAGCACCATACGGGTAGCCTCGGCATCCCCCTGCATTGCCAGGAGCCACCATCGTGACAGCAGCGCCATATACCGCTCCATTTGGAGCGCCCGCACCGAGTCCGCTGTCCTCGTGGCAGAGCGGGCCAGGTCACCAAGGATACGCTTTACATCCCGGTTGACCAGACTCCTTGCCACGCCCAGCGCCTCGGCTATTTCCTTCTCTGTACGGCCCGCCTTAGTTAGCTCGAGCATCTTATAACGCCGGGTCTCAGCGGTGACCCTCATGGCCTTGGTCGGGTTAAGTCCAGGCTGCTTACGTGTCGGCATTAGACCTTCACCGCCTTCTCGCCGGTGTAGTCCTCCCGCTGCTTGATCGCCACCTCGCAATACCTCGGCTCAATCTTCATGGCCGCACCTCCGTGTTATCTATGGCGTCTATGATCTCGCCGGTCACTCTGTCCACGTCCTCGACAGCGCAGAACATCACCATCCCAACCTCAGTGGTAATGTTCCACCATCCCGGAGGTGCTTCGTAAGTGAAATGTGTCCCGCCCATAACGTCGGCGATACCCGTGGGAAGTGCCTCCTCCTCAGCCCCGCACCGGGCGCACCGAAAGGTCTTCGGGGTGTCCGCTCCCATGACTGCTACCTCCTATGCACTCACCGGCGTCACTGTGATCGTCACCCGACTCTCAGCTACAGTCTTCACCTTCTGGTGAGCCATTTCATACCTTACCACCACGTCCGGTGAGTCATCCAAAAGTATGCCCGCATCCACCATCCCGTCCAGGTAAGCAGCTGCCTGACACGCCAAACCCTCATAGTCCAAAGGGGTTCGAGCATGGTACTGGGTGATCTCTACAGTCGCTCTCGCTGGAGTCTCCCAGTCATCAGGCTTCTCTACCAGGGACAAGATGAAGGCATCCTCTCTGGCCTTCTTCGACAGCTTGCTCAAGGTCTGCCAGTGCGTGGACCTCAGCCGGTTCTTTGACAGCCGTGCGTCGGGCATCACCTCAATCGTCACTGACTGCAATGTCGATACCTCTTTTCTTCCAGCTCTCTCTTCTTCTACCAGCCCCCTTTAGGGGGCTGGTAGAAGAGGCTTCTTATCTTCTTATTCCCCTGCGATATTCTCGTAGCTGTTAACTGTTAACCAGGAGGCCGTTAACATCTGTTAACTGTTAACCGGGCGGGTGTTAACAGTTGACAGTTCGGAGAACCAGGTGAGGTCTGGACTGTTCTGCCAGGCAAGGCCGTTGTCCTCGGCTATCTCACGCATTGTCATCCATACGTCCGGTAGGCCATAGTCCTTGACCGTGTCTGTCGTGACGATCCAGCCGTCATATCCCTTGAACTCATTCCCGCCCCCACAGAGGCGGCACGGGATCTGCATGGCGTTGAGTAAGCCCCGCACGTCCCCCCAGCGCCCGCTATCGTACGCCCAGACCACAGTCTGGCAGGCTAGGCAGTAGACCATTGTTCCTGCGTTCATCTCACTCCCTTGATTTCGCTTACCATATGCGGGTACTGGCGACTATAACATCGCCAATGCCCACCCGAATCGGGGTATCCCCTACGCTGAACCATCATCCCCGAATGGGCTGGCGAGGTCTCTAATACCTCTGTCATGGCCGAGGTCGATTGTGTTGAGGTCGCTGTGCCTCTCCTCCCGGCATGGGCAGTCGCAGCTTATTGTCTCGATTAGCGCTGCCCAGCAGCGATGCTGATCGGCCAGACTATTTCTCTGGTCCCAACATCGCTCACAAACCCTCAAATACGCTATTCCCATCTTTTAGCCCCTAACACCGCAGCCGACAGTTCCATCATCGTCTCCCGCTTCGATTTCTCTACAGCTCGAGACTCTTCTGTCGACATTCGCCGCTTGCCAGTTTTCGTGCGGTTGGAGACGGCCAGCCAGTGACCGGAGGAGCGGTCTCCTGGGTCCAAGGAATTCCACATCTCACGTCGAGCGCCGCACGAGCAGACTCCGACAGCGATTGGGCCGTTGGGCGGCGGCAAACGGAATCGATGGGTGTGCAGAGCGGTCAACAGCCCTCGCTCAGTTGCTTTCATCTCACTCTTTCCCTTGGCCCATCTGCTCAGCGACCATCTGCCGCTTCCTTGCCCGACGCTGGTGGACATCGGGGGACTCTGCCATAAACGGGGCCACCGGCATACCGGTGTCCCCGTGATCCCTGGAGGTTAGCCACTGCCTGGTTCGGCGCAGGGTCTCCGGTGCCGTTGGCCCAGGGGTGGCCGTGAACCAATCAGCGAAGGCCATGAGCGCATCCTCCCCCAACACGGCGCCCAGACCCTCATAGGTGATCCAGTATTTCATGATCAGGTAGGGGTCGTCGTCGGCGATACGTTGGTCCATCCCATCTCCCCACAGCCACCAAACACGTTCGGCGAACGGCTTGATCCACTCTGGCACCCCTTCAAACACGGGCCGGGGCTTCCCGAACATGTCGTCCTGAAACGTGATTTCCATCAGATATCTCCTTCTAGGTTTTGGGGTCCAGCCCCGTTCAAATACTGGTCCAACATCTTGCGACTCACAACAATGCGACGGCCCAGGTATAGCGCACCAGGCAGCTCGCCCCTCCTTGCCAACTCATACGCCAGGTTCCTCCCGATACCCAGAATGTGGGCAGCTTCATGTACCCTCATGGTTGCCGGTTCTTGGGCGTCAACTGCCATGATGGCCCCCTTCTGGCTTCTGAGCTGGAGCCAGCCGAGTTTCCCAACTCAGGTCGAACCGCAGCCCGAAGATCCAGACATAGACGTGCTGCCTCGATGCGAACCAGCTGCCATCCAAGCCTTGCTTCGGTCTACGAGGTCGACGCCAGAATATACCGAGGCCGCCGTTCATCCGGTGGCCCTTGAGGCGGTCACGCTCCAGTTGCACCAATCTTTTATTCATATTTCTCCCTCTCACCAGTCCACTTCTGACGGTTCCCATTTGCCGTTGACAGCTGCGAACCGGTCATCCCTCGACAGTGTCGATGCCAATGTCCTCTTGTTGAGATCCATCAGGTCTGCGAGTTCCTCAGTCCCTAGAGGCCCCTGCTCGTCGATGAGTATGTGCGCCCGGTCGCCATAGGGCAGCCCTGCCACCAGTTCAGCGTTCGCCCTGACGTCGAGTGGTTCGATGCTGGCCGGTCCCCAGGACATACGGAATGCCAGTGGGTCTCTGAGCGCCCCCATATTGGTCTTGCGGTGGTGGAGCATCACATCTGAGTAGTTCGAGTTTTTCTTCTTGGATGCCTTCAGCTCGTATGTGTCCCTGGCCCTGGCAGTCCAGAAAACCGAGCCGAAGGGCGTTGCGTAATTGGTCTTGCTGGCGTCCTGGGATGCCTTGGTCATGTGGGCGATGATGATGACTGAGAGAGGGTCCTCGTCAGCCTTCAATGCCCTGAGAGCCGAGTAAAAGGTCTCGGTGGCCTGTCCTGACTCTGCCTCTCCCCCACAAGCAGGGTTGGCACTGTCGACCAGGAGGACCCCCACATTGAAGGCTGCGATCTCTTCCGAAAGGCTCTCTATGCTGTCACTAAGAGGGCCGACCATCTGCTTGTAATACACCAGCCCCGACCTTCTCAGCCCAGGCTGGTCTGGATCGGGCCACTCCCCTGCATTCACGCCGAGAGAATCAAGGATCTCCTTGCTCCGCCAGTGGGCAAGGCTCTGATTGGTCTCCCAATCGAGCCACATGGAGTTCTTCTGCTCCGCTGCAAGATTGGCAAAGGGCCGTCCCAGATGGGTCGCTGTCAGCAGGTTCAGCCCAAACAAGCTCTTACCTATGCCGGGAGGCCCAAAGATGATCGCCGGGGTCCCCTCCCATAGCACGTTTTGGATCAGCTCTCTGGCTGGTGCCGGTGGATCGATGAGACCCAGAGGCACGGCCGGTTGCCCAGCTGCATGAGCGTCCTGCACCAGCGCAGATGCTTGGGTGAGTCTCTGCCTCCAGTCACCCCTCTCCGAGATGTCGTTCAACTCTGAGATGACTGATCGCCAGGTCTTCGATATGGATGTCCGAAACGGCCCGAGCAGCAAAGACCCGCCCAGCTCGGTGTAGTCCATTATCTTCACGAAAGCATCGACGTTCTTGTCCCGATGGACATAGAGCCGGGAGAACTTCATCTCGACGCCCTCGCCCCATTTAACCGTGTAGGTCATACCATCCATAGACAGCTTGGGGATGGACAGCACAGGATCGGTCGTCATAGTGGCGTCCCTCCCTTCCTCTGCCGGGGTTTGGGTGCCGAAGGCGGAGCCTGCTCCCTCATGGCCTTCTGCACCTCTTGTCTGACTATCGCCACTATATGCTCCTCGAGGTCAATCTCGTCTCTCCGAGGGAGTCCGCGGTGGACATCATTGAAGCTGAGAGGACCCATCCTTCTCCCCATCACCTCAGAACGCTCAAGGGCATCTCTCCTGAGACAGATGCCCAGAGCGTTGATCCGGTAGTCATGGAGGTTGCAGTAGGACTCAGAGCAGTGAAGAGTCTCTGGGGTACTTTCTACCATGAGTCAGCCCCCTCTGAGTCGGGTGACCCGCCACCGAGTGCCGACAGTAGGAACTCGGCAAGCCCGTGGATGGTGTTTCCCTTTCTGCCTAGATACTGCCTCGAGTCGTCATATCCTGCCTTCTGGAGAGGAACGAGAAGTTCTTCTCTGGGCCAGCCCATCGTCTCAACCCACTTCTGGAGGTCGTCTCTATTCTTGAGTCCCCTGATCTGGCTGCCGTAAGGCTCCTCAATGTCAGGTATATCCAGGACTCCGTCGTTGCGTAGTTCGTGATTCTTTTCAGGTTTCGCAGCTTCCTTTTCAGCCCTGGTGATGACTGCCCCTGCCTCTTGTGCAGCACCTACCATGCCACCACCAAGACGAGCTGCCAGCCTGTGGTTCAGCCAGCTGGCGACAGGCTCTGCCTCGACTAAGACCACTCCCATGTCCTTGTATAGATTCCCGCCTTCTGCGGCGCCGTGGGTCAGGACCATCCTGATGGCTTCCCGATCGTTGATGGTCTCCTGGTCTATGCGGTACCTCATGTTGCCGTCGACAAAGACAGTGGCCCCATTCCTCGAACCGTCGACAGCTGGAGTCGAGGCCGTCAGTGGCTCGACCTCCAGGCACTCCCAATCGAGCTGCCAGGGCTTCTCTTCTCCAGTCACCTCTTGGCTCTCGTTATCTGAGAACGATCCCTGCTTCATCCAGTATTGGCTGCGCCTCTTGTGGCGTAGAGTCGCCAGCAGCATCGCTCCCATCTCAGGCGCCGGTCCCTTCTGGCGCCAGTCGATGAACTTGAACTCTTTTTTGCCCATCGCCGGGATGTCGAGATCGAGCGAGATGCCATAGCTTCCGCTGTTGATCTTCAACACCTTCACCTGGGTCTGCACGTTCTCTCCTGGTACGATCTGGATCATCTGGGGTCTCCTTCCTCTTCCTTGTTCTTGATCATGACTTTCGGGCGGCCTGGGATCTTCGCAGCTTCGATGATCGAGGCATGCTCTGAACCATAGGATGAGAGCTTCTTGGCCTTGGTCATGTTCCACTTCTCGCCGAACTTCACCACCTTCTCCCCTGCTGGTTCGTAGCAGTCCTTGAGGAGATTCGGGTCTATGACCTCCCGAAGTCCTGCAAGCACGTTGTAGTCATAGGTGACCGGGATGGTCACCTTGACTGTATGGCCCTCGGTGTCTGCTATGGTTGCCCCTCTCTCCTCCATCACCTCGACGATCCTCTTCTCTAGGAGCCAAATGGCTTGCTCGAGGTTGCCGATGCGATCCCTTGTGTCCTTCAATGCCTCTGCGAGATCGTCCAGCTCCAACTCCATCACTTCATTCCACCCTTCCACTTGCATTGCCTTCCTCTTTTCTCGGTCTTCCGACCGGTAACTTCTCACGCTTGAATGGGTATGGAATCATCCATACCTGACCGCCAGGAACATCCATCAAGACGCACTCACCGAGGACTCCCTTCTCCCTCAGTTCATGAATCCGCTGACGACTCAGCCCAAAGTGTCTGCGGGCCTCATCGACTGTTCCCCACTTACCGAATGGCATCACTTACCACCCCCTTCCTGTTTGATCGCTCTCATGTGTTCCATCATCGCCGCATAATCAGCTGCCACGTCCCTCTCGAGCCTGGACCGTTGGCCGTTTCGTTTGCTCCTCTGTTTCTTCCGACGGCTCTTCTTGTGGCGCTGCTCCTCGTGATTCTTCCAGAGTTCCACCTCTTCAGGCCAGCTAATCTTCATCAAAAAATCCTTCCTCTGCCAAGCGTATGGAAAGCGAGAGCGCATGTGATCGGTACAACTCCGTTCCCAACTGCTCTGAGGCGTTTGTCCACCCCGGTGGCAGACCCATCAACCACTCTGCGAACTCGGCTCGGAGGCGTCGACAGGTCGGGCTGCACTCCGTGTCCTTCCTTGCAATAGGTGGGACTGAGCTGGGGCCATCTGGAGAGAACCCACTCCCATCCTCTTGAGTCGTTGGGTCCAGGCGGGAAGAGTGGGAAGCTGCCTCTAGGCTCAGAGGGTTCCCCCCCTGGGCATACTTCTTCTTCCTCATGGCCGCCGAGTCCTGTGTCACTGTCGGCCACCACCTCACCTCCGTCGCCAACTTGGCCTGGAGTATGCGTCCTGTCTGCTTGTTGTAGAGTTTCGCTCCCTTCCGTTCCAAGTCCACTGATATCTCCCCCTGAGATCCGTCGCTGCTCGGTGTCGGCCAGTTCGTTGTCAACGCCGCTGCTTGGAGATCGCCCCTGTCGTGCTGTCTTGGCAATCCCATGTGATCCACCGCTGCCCTCGGAGTCGGCCAGCTCGTTGCCTTCTCCCTGAGATTCGGGCCGTATCCCTCGCCGCTGTAGTTGCTGTCCGGTGTCGGCCACTGGCTGGGATGCATCTCTGGCTGAACGAACTCTCTCAGGTTGTCCGGGGTTGTTCTCCCTGTCCTCGCCCCTGTCGTGAATCTCTCCCTGTTGGCCTCTTCCGATCGGGGCGGCAAGGTGTCCATCGTCTGAGGAGAGGGCCAGTTCATCGAGGTAGTCGGCAAGGTGTCGTGGTGTCCCTCGCCTTTGTAGTCTCGTCCCCTCGGAGTAGGCCAGGATGAAGAGCCTCTGACGTCTCTGCGGTGCGCCGCCGTCAACGCCCGCTGAGAATAGACCCTCCGTAACCACGTAACCCATCTGGACCAGTTCGGGCCTGATCGTGTCGAAATAATAGGGGAGGATTCCGGGGACGTTCTCCAAAAAGACGACTGATGGCCTAACGCCTCGTATGATCCTAACGACTGAGGGCCAGAGATTTCTGGGGTCTTCTGTTCCCTTCTGGAGTCCTGCGACGCTAAATGGCTGACAAGGGAAGCCGCCTTGCACGATGTCCACACGGTCACGGAAGAGGTCAGTTGGGAAGTTGGTGAGGTCAGACCATATAGGCGCCTCATCGATGAGTTCTTGGTCCATAAGGTTGACCAGGATTTCGCAGACCTCGACTCCGATTTCCACATAGCAAAGCGTTCTAGTTCTGACAGCTTCTCTGAGGGCAATTTCAATGCCCCCATATCCACTACAGAGGGATATGGATGTATACTCTTCGGTACATGTATCCACATGATTGCTCACTCCTTGGCTCACAGCTGTGCCTCTCTCATATCCCACCCTGCCCTGCCTCATAGCTTCCCACTGCCTTGAGATGCTCACAAGGCTCCTTGGTGTTGTTCACGAAAGACCCACACTTCTCACAAGCCCACCATCCACCTCTTCCCTGATAGAAATGCACTGCGACCCCAGAAGCCTGACTCGTCCAAAAGCCCACAATGCTGTCATTCACGAGCCATGTCCCTGCCACTGGGCAGGACACTACCTTCCTCTCCATAAGTCTCTCCTTCCTCTCTTCAGAGACCATGTTGAACCACCAAAACAAAATGAGCCACCAAGTTATCTTGGTGGCTCAAGATGATCTCTGAAACTATGTGAGGTCTAAACTGAGGTCAGGCTCTGCTATAGGCTCTCCTTGCTGCTTGTTTGGCTTGTCTGGCTACTTACGTGGGCAAGGAGTGGCACCAGTCCACCAACCCTTGCTGATGGCAAGGTGAGTGGCCTTGGCTCCAAGGTCTGCAATCCTGTGGACATAGTCACCAGTGTGGGGAAGATGGTCAATCTCTCCCTCATGAGCCAACTCGTGGATGATGAGAGAGGTCTGCTCCCATGAAGGAGAGTCATTCTCCATCTGGAACCAGTCCTTCCCTAGAGTGTCCACCACGAAATCCAGAGTCCTGTTGCCATACTGAGCCAGTCTCTGATGCTCTCTAGCCAGTCCCTTCATCTTGATGAATCTGATTGAGCATCTGAAGCCTATGAGTTGCTCGCAGAGCCACTCAGCATAGTCTCCCACCAGATGCATTTCAGTGGTGATGTCCTTGCCATCCAAGACCTTGAGTTCGCCACTGTCACCAGTCTTGACTCCATAGCCTTCCTTGGCAGTGAGCAAGCCAACAGCCTTGAACCTGTCCCTCTCAACCTTGGAGAGGGTTCTTGGCTTGATCAAGTCCATGCCAGAGGCATGTGCCATCTCATTGGCTTGGATGTCATTTGACCAGAGGACTGCATTCTCTCCCAGTTTGGTCTTCATGACCTTCTCAACCACCTCATCAGAGGTGTCATCATCCTCAACAGCCATCTGAACCCAACTCTCTGACGCCTCTGACTGGTCAAGGTCATCAGCCACCACTGAGAGGACGTGAGAGTAAACATCTTGAAGGTATCTGGCAGTCACTGTGTCCCTATTTGGTGGCATGGGAACTTTCTGTTGGATGTCTACGTCATAAGGCATATCCAAGGGTTGAATGGTGATGCCCATCTCGTAGATATGGCCTTCTCCATTGCGTGGCTCAAAGATGTCAATCTTGGTCTTCCTGTAGGAATACCTGAGTGGCTGACCAATGCCAGTTGCGAGGACTGTGTGGAGGATGCCTTCAGCCACTCCCACCTTCTTGCGTGGCTCAACCACCTTGCCATTGATCGTGTAGGTGATATGGCTTGGTGGCAGGAACTCAAGGAGAGCCTTCTCAGTCTCTTCAACCTCACTCAGTGGTCTCTCAACAATGGCAGAGACGATGGTTCCCTTCTTCCTCTTGTTCTTGGTGACCACTCTGCCACCTTCTCTTGGGAAGGCGATGGTGGTTCCAACAGTCTCAACCTTGCCCTCAAGAGCAACAGAGAGGATTTCCTTCTCTCCTATGTTGAACCTTCCTCTGACTCCTGTCTCCTGCCTCTTGGACGTTGGAGCCATCAAGGTGAAGGCATCAGCAATGTCCTTGAATCCTCCACCATCATCCTCAACAGCCACCTCAATGAATCCCTTGACCTCTCCACCACTAAAGACCTCTTCATGACCATCAATGGTCACCTTGCAGATGGTGGTCTCCTCATCCCATGCATTGGCTACCAGTTCCTTGACCAAAGACCACAAGGGTCTGCCATCATGCAGACCCTTCATGCCCTCAGTGCTGACCTCAAATCTTGCCTTCATCCTCTTCTCCTTCTCTTTGATGGTAAGTCATCACCTTATTTGTTGGGTTAACTCACCCATGTGAGCCATCAAGCCAGCCACAACTTGATGGCTCAAGGTGGGAGGATTAACTACTTGCCAATGATGACTGTCAGGTCTGCGAACTTTCCAAGGCTCTCAACGCTCTTCTCATCAAGCCACATGCCCACTCTATACAGGCCATTGATGGCTGGTTTCTCACCTTGAATCTTCATCACCAGATATGGGCATCCTGCCTTCTTTGAGTGGTACGCCACTACTGCCTTGAACTTCTTTGTCATCTTCTTCTCCTTCTCTCAGATGGTAGGTCATCACCCTATTGAGGTCTGTTGACAGACCAACAGAGCCATCAACCTTGTGAGTTGATGGCTCTAGTGAGTGCCAACTAAGAAGTGGCCTGAGAGAACATTGGTGGTAGTCCAAGGAGTCTCTCATTAGCATGGGCCTTGCAGTACATTGAACTCTTGCCACTTGGAGCATCAACTTCAATAGCAGCAACCTCTTCACAGACCTTGATGTCATCATCTGACTGGCCTACCAGTTGCTCACAGAGCATGTATGCGATGGGGCTAAAGTTGTCTGGAAGGAATTTCTGATGCTCATTGACCTTCTTGTAGTTCCACTTCTTCCCCTCAGTCACGAGAGGCTCCACTCTCTTGGTGACTGAGAAGTAGTTGGCCTTCTCCCTTCCCACCTTGGTGGCCTCAGCCTCACTGAGGCAGACGACTGTCTGCGTGAGGCCAGGCCCCCATGAGACGATCCAGACAGGAGTGCCGGTGCGGGAGGTCGTTGCCGTCGTGGTTGCTTTCATTCTCTTCTCCTTCTCGTCTGTGGTAGGTCACAACCCTGATGGAGATATACTACTTTAGTAGTATACAGGTGTCAAGTAGTTTGTGGCGTGATTCTGGCACCGATTCCAGAAGCTGCCGACAGCTGTCGGAACCTCGAGCATTCGGGGGAGTTTCGGAGACAAAGAGAAGGGCTGCCAGCTCAGAGGAAGATTGAGCTGACAGCCCAAGAGAAGAGGAAGACGCTGCGTATTCTATAACATCCTGGTCTTTTGGTTCTGGCGGCCTTTATCCTCCATACCGGTCCCAGTGCCAGACACATGGGCCATTGGCTAAGTCTGTCCAGTACGCCATATGAGTCTGGTTCACCACCAACCCTGTGACCTTCGACCATAAACCTGAGAGCATCACCCTCGTGCCACCAGGTAGACCAGGGTCACCCAGACCCCGGCACAGATCCCAAGCGTCGCCCATTTCACAGCTGTATCAATCACTACTCATTCTCCAACACCTTGAGGTGGGGTAACCCTGGTCCCAGCGTTCAACCCTACTCCCCTTCGAGAAGCTTCATCCCCAGGGCGATGATCCCACCGGTGCAACCGGTTGCGACGGCAATGTACTCGATGTCCCCGTTGAGTATCGATAGCCCAGAAATAGTTCCCAGCGTCAGGATCGCCAATAAGATTTGCGGACGGACCTTTCCAAGCCAACTCATTAGCTCACCTCCTGGCCTTAACTAGCAGCCACCCTAACCCACCCAACAGCCCCAGAGAGGCGATTACCCGGACGGACTGGTGGTTGTACACTGCCGACTCGATTCTGAGCCTTATATCGTCACGCCTCACTTGACTGACACGGGACGCTCGACATTTCCGGTGAGCGTGGAGGATTGAATCTTGACGCTATTTGCCACGGTGAATGAAGCACTATCGATACCGGTCCCATCCCCGAACACGCTCTCGTCGGCATCGGTTCCCCTGATGATCACCTCACCGCACTGGATGTCGGTGATGGTGATCCCTGCGCCGTAGGCTTTCACCCTCTCAAACGAGATTAGCCCCACGGTTGAGGTGGCACTGGATGAGATCAGGATTCTGTCAAACGTGCCGCCGCTAACCTCTGGGACGTTCAAGGCTCCACGGGTGGAGCCGAAAGCATATTTGACCGGATCGCTGGAGAGGGTAGGGGAGATGCTAAGACCGTCGGCGGTGGTGGTGGAGATGGTGAGAGCGTAGGCCGTCGAGGTGGCGAATGTCAGATCGGTGGCCTCGACATCGATCAGCTGGAGCGTCTCGCATAGGATTTTCCCGGATGACGAGCTGATGGCTATGGCATCTGTTAGACCGGATGCCTTGCCCACGCTCATGTCACTGAACTTGATCGACTCGATCCTGGCTCCTCCGATGTTCAATTCAAGGGTCATCGTTCCTTGCTGAATATCGTCCGGTATGTCGTCTCCGACCCCCAGCTGTTCCTGACCCAATCGCTGCGCCCTGGCGGCATCGTAGGACGCCGACTGGGGCCAGACGGGAGCAGGGTCGATGCCATGAATTGCAAAATAGATGGCCCCGCTGATAACCAGCCCCGACACCACCAGAGTCATGGCGACGATGCTCTTGATCCTAGAGCCGAGGTTAACCCCCTCTAGACTAGGCAGCCCAACCGAGAAGTCAAACGGCAACGTGACACCCACTCCCACGATTGGGAGACGCAATGTCGGGAAATAGACCCGCCGAGATTTGACGACCAACTGTAGCTTTTTCATGTCACGTGTCCCTCGATTTGAACAGCTCAGTGAGACCCATAGACACCGGCACCGTCATCACCGCCAGGGCTGTCAAGAGACCCTCGATGTTGTCCAAGGTCTCTGGGTTGCTACTAGCCGACCACACGATCCTCGCACCCAGGAACAACCAGGTGAAAACAACCGGCGTGAAAATGACCAGGATGATCAGTTCCCGGCCCGACAGCGTGACCTTGTCCCGATCATTGTCGGCCATCTCAGAGCATCTTCGCCAGCATTGGTGTCTTACGCACCCACTTCTCTGGCGTAGATCGTGGCCCTGGGATTGAATGACGCCGATCCGTCGGTTCGCTCCACGGTTGCGGTGATCGTGAACGTGCCAGCTGCGGCCGGGGTGATGATCCCAGCGGTGCCTGACGGCGGCAGGATATGAATGTCGGAAGTGGACGGTCCCAGGCTAGTGATGGTGGCGATGTCCCCTGCGGATGGGCCGCTGTATTTTAGCCGAATCGTATAGGTGTTACCGGAGCCGTCGGGTATCAAGAACGTCGACGCAACTGCCAACGCCTCACTCGCACCCTGCACAACGATGGTTCCACTCGCCACGGTGCTTTCGTCAGCGGTGTTGAGGTAGACACCCGCATCAAGAATCAGCTGATTGGGGGTTGCGGGCGTGTGAACGTGGTTGCCAGCTGCGGCCGCCGTTGCCGATGCCTGGTTGAGGGTTCTAAGACTCGCCGTACCTGCGGCCGCATCTCCCGCCGACAGGTTCACCACTGACGACCCGTACCAGACCAGGTCAATCCCGTTCCGTTGAAGCTCCCCGGCTGCATCAGGGTTCTCCGATTGGTCGGCGAACGTCAGTGTGCCCAGGGAGGTCAGGGTCAGGGCCGACATGGTTTTCGCCCCCATCCCTGCGGCGCCCGTGTGGGTATGGCCGGTAGCCGGATCAGATGTCCCGCCCAGGAAGGACAAGTTGTCCCTCACGTCGGTGTTCAGCTGAGCCGCCGTGACGATCCCGTCTGTTATCGCTGTCCAATCTCTCGGTGCTGTCCAGGCCATAGTTAACCCCTAGTGTGTATGTGTTCCAACCGCCGCCTGGAGTGCGCCAGTGCCCAGGGTTCGCAGGGTTGCCACTCCCGCCGCTCCGTCGGCATACAACCCCACCACGGCAGAGCCGTTGTACCACTCCAGGTCATTGCCGTTCATCTGGAGCCTTCCCGCCGTAGAGGGCGACCCAGATTGGTCAGCGAGCGTTGGTGTCTCCAACCCCGTAATGGACACCCCTGAGAGGGTGCTAGACCCCATCCCGGCTGCTCCAGAGTGGGCATGTGTTCCTAAGACGTCAAGGTTTGCTTTCACCTGGGTGTTCAGGGTCGCACCCGTGACCATCGTTGACGTCCAGGTCTGCGGTATTGTCCAAGCCATCGGCCCTCCTCTTGGCATCATAGGACTCAACGACAATTCGCCCGACCATCTGCCCGTAGTCCGACGCCCAGAATGTCGAGTCCCGCCTGCGTTTCAGCTCGGCCTGTACGCCGGGGTTGTAGGCATCGGGCGTCGCCTCGTCTGTATGCCCTAGCACTACCCTAGCTATGTCCCCCCAAATACCCCCCAAAT